AAAGGATCAAAACGCATCTTCGATTTCAGCTGCATTCCGTGTGACAGGATCGCCTCTAGGGCGTCGTGTGAGGCTTGGAGGGAACTTGCCGGAGGTTGGGGACGAAAATTAGAAAACAAAAGAAAAAATATTGGAGATGGGGACTATGGCCCATCCGATTGTAGGGACCGTGGGGTTTACGTGCCTGACCAGCAGGGATGTCTAGAGAATTCTAGACTGGAAGGAGGAACCTTGGGGACGAGTACCGAAGCGCACTCTTCTGATGACTCATTGGTCAGATTAGGGGTTGCTAAGACAAAGGGAAAGTTTCGGACTGTTACTATGCAGTCGGCAAGGGTTAAGAAAATACTCCGTCCGGTTCACGAGGCTCTATACGACCACCTGAGTGAATCAGGTTGGCTGGTCCGTGGTGACGTGTCGCGCGAGGACTTCGAGGCTGTCTTCAATGACAAGCGGAAAGGCGAGAAGATCATAAGTGGTGACTATACTGCAGCCACTGATAATATCTATCTTGAAGCCGTTTCCGCCATTGTTGATGTCCTTGCGGAATGTGCCGAGCTTACGGAGGAGGAAAGGAAGGTACTGGTGGGATCGTTCACTAACCTACGCTGGGTTGGTAGCGAATATCTTGGACTAGATGTCGAAGAGCGTCGAGGAGTAGAGACACACCCTATTAAACGGGGTTCAATGATGGGAAACCTTGTCAGTTTCCCTCTTCTCTGCCTCTTGAATAAGGCTTGCTTCGACATGGCCTGCGATATTAGCTACGGGTCAGGTGAACGTCGCATCGGTCGTTTCAACGGAGACGACTGCTTATTCCCAGGAAATGAAAGTTTTTTTGCGCTTTGGCGTAAGATAACCGGATCCTACGGATTAGTGGTCAATGAATCTAAAACAGGTGTTGAGGATCACTGGGCCGACTTGAACAGTCAACCTTGCTCCTCTGCGAGGAAGGGTTTAAATCCCAAACCTGTTCTTAGTTTCCTCCGACCCTTCCAAAAACAGGCTGATGGTATGCTTCGAGACGTATGCAACAGCATTAAGGGTTTACGCCGGGATGTCCAGGCGTGGATTCTTAATGTCGCAATGAGGCACGAGATCTCTCTGAGACCTTTGTGTGTTGCTGATCTCCCTAAGCGTACCGTCCAGTACCTCCTCCGGAAGTCTTGGTTCCGCCGCGCGATTTTTTTGGGACCCGCCCCTACAAAAGAGATGGGAGTTAAACGGACTCCGGACGTTGTCGTGGCAA